AACTTCTCAGCACTCCAACGTCCGTCTGCATCAGATGACATGTTAAACACACCATTTACAGTCACGTTAGCTTGTTGAGCACCGTCTTTCGCTTGAGAGTTAATAGTTCTAATAACTTCTCTGTTGATTTCCGCAAGGATTTCAGTAGAAAGGATATTAGCTAATTCAGTCTCAGCATCTAAACCGTGAATTGCTTTAAGGTCTTGAGCAAGTTCTAGTGAGTACTCTGCTTTAAGAGCTCTTGAAACTGCAGTCACAGTTGATTTCTCAATTGTGAAACCCATTTCATTGAAAGTACTACCAGTAGATGCACCTAACTCTTCTGCGTCAGCAGTCGGCATACCAGTTGCGGCTAAAGAAGTTAATCTGTCACCGTCTGAGTCGATACCGTTATAACCTGAGACGTTGTCTGAGTCATGAGTACCAGAAGAGTCACCAGAAAATCTAGTTTCTGCTTCGTTAAATAATGCTTCTCTGTTGTCAGTTGAACCACCTTGGTATCTTGCTTTCATCGCAAAGATTAAACCAGTTGGGCCGTTCATTGGTTGCACACCACATACGTCATATGCAATCAAGTTAGGCATAGCTCTTCTAACTAAAGAAATTAACACTGGGTCGAAATTCGATACACTTGCAACATTGTTAGCAGGTGCGGCTTCGAATAACATACCTTGTGCGTTTTGTTCTGCGATTGCTTTCTCTTGGTTTTCCAAAAGAGCTGCAGTCACGGAACGCCTGTGATTGTCTTTAATTTCACCAGCAGACTCTTCGTCTAATACTGGTGACCATTTTTCAATCAGTGAAGAATAATTTGGTTGTTCCATTTTATTTTTCCTATATTAATGCATCAAAGATTAATTCTTTGGTGCGGTTTTCTTTAATGCAGTGATATACTTATCCATGTTAGGAGAAGTTTCCATGACTTCGTCATGTCCGTCTTCTTCTATTACTGGACTTTCTTCACTACTACCAGTTTCTTGTGAGAAGTGAGCTTCTTTAATAGTGTTAACTTTTTCTGCATACTTTTCAGCATCTTCAAAGTCTAAATCATTTACTAAAGATTTTAACTTCTCGACTTGAGTGTCCGCTAGGTCTGACGCAGACTCGTTGATTATGCGGTCTTTTGTCATTTCTTCGATTTCACCCGATTGGTCGATAACTTTCTGAGTAGTTTCGTTAAGTTTAGTTTCTAACTCTTCTACTTGTTCAGCAAGTTCATCAACTAGGTCTACTTTGGACTCAGGGACTTGAATGTAAGACTCAGTAAATAAGTCTTTCAATTTGTCCATGAAACCTTCAGCGATTTCAGTTCTTAAACCGTTCTCGATTGCGATTTCATTTTCCTTAATCCAGTTTTCAACTACATAGTTAAGGTAGCTGTCTACTTTCTCAACCAATTCAGATTTAGTTGAAGATACTTCTTCTTCTAATTCTTCTTTGTATTGAGCTTCTAATCTATCAATTTCTTCTGATAGTTTAGATTTAACTGCGGCTTCAAAGATAACTGCAGTTTTTTCTTTGAACTCTTCGGAAAGAGTTGCTTCGTTTTCAACAAGAGAATTAAGTTCTGCTTTTGCAGTATCAACTGCGTCTTCTGACTTTTCTGCTATAACATCACCTTCTGGGTTGAAAGAGTTTGTTTGATATTCTTCCATGTCTTTTGCATCGTCTCCGTGCATCATTTGTGCAAGAACTTTTTCGACATCATTCTTTTTCATTTTACCCATATGGTCGACTGTTGCAGCTATCATACCTGCTTTTGTTTTAGGCATAATAGATGCTTTGTTTTTTGCAGAATTGTCAGGAGTTTCATCAGCAGCTTTGTCAACACTTGCGATAGACTCTGGTTCTGACACTGGAGTTTCGTCCTTTGCATTACCTTTTGCCTTTACAGATGACTTAGCATCTTGTTCTTCGAGAGTTTCTTCCACGATGTCGTTAATTACTTCATCAGTAGAAGACTCGTCATTTCTAATTTCGTCTGACATATCGTCTCCTAAATTACATTCTAGATTTAATTAACGAGAGGAAATTTTTAAACTCTCTTACCGAAGTTTCATAAGCAAACTTCTTTGGAGCAGTTTTAATTTCTGTCTCTATTTTTTCAACTTCTTGCGGAGTTAAAATGCCGTTATTCCAGACCCAATCAACACCTTCCATTATACCATTAACAAATGCTGACGGTGCAGAAGGGTCTTGTACGATATCAACCGTACTAAGAATAAAGTCTTTACCGACTTCCATTGCGCCATTTTTATTCGCAAGACTACCCATACCACGAGTTGACACTCCTAGTTGAACTCCACCGTCAAGTAGACCTTTTACAATCTTACCATTCGGGGTATCAAGTATTCGTGCCTTTCCTACTATATCATCTCCCTTAAATTTAAGTTCGGTGATTAAGTGTGAAACCTTATCTAAGTTCACAGTTGGCCCTTCTGGGTGGTTTAACTCTCCAACTGCCCTCTTAGTTTGAATTTGTTCTTTGTCGTATTTTGCAACGGCTTGTTCCATTGTATCTCTTGGATATATACGACCATTTCGGTTCTTCTTATTTGTTTGTGCGAAGATACCTTGAATGGAGTAATCCTTCTCTCCATTCTCTTTCTTTTCAACTAAACATTCTAAACTACTTTCTGTATATTCTGTTATTAATTTCATGTTAGTTCTTTAATAGTTTCCGTTGCAGATTTCTCCGCATCTTTTTGGTTTTTAAACGCATCGAGTTTGTCGCCATCTATGTATACGACAAAAGGTAATCTACCAGTCTCTTTGGTGATTACCACATCAATACGGTTAATCTTCTTCTTGAAGACTACCTTACCTTTGGAAGTTGCCTCCCTTATTTGAAGAAAACTTTTCATAACCTTTTTATATAACTATTATTTATACAAAAGGAGATTTTGATACTAGTTTTCTTCGATACTATCAGTCGTTTCGTCAGAAATCGGGTCTTCAGCGTCCTCTATTTCGGTCTCAGGGTCTATTTCTAGGTTATCCGCATCTATACCGTTATATACTGAGTTTGCAAGTTCAACCTTTTTATTGTCTAACGCACTCGCAACTTTATCTGCAATAATGTCCTGAAATGAACCTTCTGCACCAACTAAATCATCTCCAGTTATTTGGTCAATGAGTTCCTTTACGGGTTCTTCATCGTTCTCCATACCTAAAGGAAGTTCGTCTTGTGGGTCATATTCAGACATTACGTCAGCTGCATCATCAACCGCAGACGGTAATTCGTCTTGGTCATGATACTCAACTTCTTGAACTTCTGGTTCAGTACCGTCAACTTCTTGTTCTAATTCAAAGTCTTCTATCTCTTCCATGTTTATTACCTACTTCTTTGCAGTTGTTTTCTTTTTAGTTGCAGTTTTCTTTGCAACTGGTTTTTTCTTAGTTGCAGTTTTCTTTGCAACGGGTTTCTTTTTAGGTGCGGGTTTTTCTTCTTCCTTTACACCAAAAAGTTCCAAAAACCATTTATATATTTCTTCAAACATAATTTCTCCTATAATTAAAAGTCATCACCAGCATCATCGGTTTCTGCGTCATCTCCAGATGCGTTTTCACCTTCGACTTGGTCTTTCATGTTTTCAATATCCTCTTCGGACATTTGCATAACATTTTTCATTACCCACTCACGTGAGAAGTATTCACCTACATATTGTGAAATCTGGTCTAAAGTATTCAGTCTATTCTGTAATACTTCTGCATCTTTCAGTTCTGCAAAGTGATTGTCTCGTAAGAAATCAACAGTTATGTCGTTCTTCCAAGAATTCCAATCTTGGTCAGTAATAATACCTTTCAAGATTAGTTGTTTCCTCAATATTTCAATAAACATCTTAGAAAATCTTCTTCGTATTTTATCAATGAACTTCTGGAACTTAACTTCATCACGATTAATCTCAGTACTTCTACCCAGACTAAATTGTGCTTCTTGTTCCAACCTACTTAAAGGTACGTTCAATGAACGATATAATCTTTTTTGGAAATAGACGATGTCATCTATTTGTCCTAAGTTCTCTCCGCCAGGAAGTGTAGTAATCTCAGTACCCCTACCACCTTCTCTTCTCGGCAACCAGAAATCTTCTAACATACTCATATGTTTTCTGTCGTCTTTTAATTCACCAGTACTTGCATCGTAGACTAACTTGTTTCGATAACGAGTCATGATGTCTTTCATATATGCTTCTGATTTACCACGAGGCATATTACCAACGTCAATATAGAATATTCTTCTCTCTGGAGCCCTTGCAAGACGGTAGATTACCAGTGAATCTTCCATCATTCGAAGCTGGTTTATGGGTTTTAATGCCTTATGTAAGTACGATAGTACTTGTTTTTTAGAAGGGTCTAACAGTCCAGACGTGACATATGATACTGAGTCTGGAGATAATTTAATTCCCTGATTACTTCCAGTCTTTTCTTGAAAGATATAAAATTCTTCTACTTTGTCTACAACCTTTGCACCAGTTGTTTCGTCTTTTTTGTACTTGATATTTTTAACTTTTCTAACTTTAGTTGCATCAATGTTTCTTATGTCTTGGATACCCAATTTAGGTTGTTGTTCATTTACAACTAAGTGATGATATAGTCTACCGTCAATATAGAAAGACCTAAAAATATCAGAACCGAGTTCTTGGATTTTCATCATAGAAACAATTTTTTCAAATTCTTCTATCATACTTTTTTTGATGTTATCTGGTGCGTCCACATTATCTAGATTTAATTCTACGGGAGACTCATTCTCAGAATGAACCATAGACTCATTTACAATATCTTCAATGGCTGCATCTACTTCTGGGTGTACTGCAACTCCACG